CATATGAATTAGATATAGTTATTCCTTCTATAAAATTAGCAATAGAATATAATGGTATATATTGGCACAGTATTAATAATGAAAATACGCCAAAAGATAAATTTTATCATTTAAATAAAACAAATATGTGTGAAAATAGTGGATATCAGTTAATTCATATTTGGGAAGATGATTGGTTAGAAAATAGGAAAATAATTTTACAGAAAATTGTCGATATAATAGAAAATAAAGAAATAGATTATAATAAATTAACAGTAAAAAATAGAATATCTTTAGATAGATGTTGGTTTTCTAAAAGGAATATAAATGGTTATAAACTGATAAAGGTATTGAAGCCACGACTACTTAATAAAAATACACCATTTCCATATTGGAATTGCGGTGCATTGATATATGAGAAAATTAAAGAATAAATAGTTGTTTACAAAGTAGTGTTTGTATTGTAATATTAAAACATAAATTAAATCATTAAGAAAGATCTATGCAAGAGAATAAAATTGTTAAGTTATCAGATATAGAACATGTATTACTTAGACCTAATATGTATTTAGGAAGTATTAGACCTATAGAAGTATATGGTTATTTATATAATACAACTATTTCAAAATTCGAATATACTAAATATTCTTATATTCCATCATTAATAAAATGCGTAAATGAAGTGGTAGATAATGCAGTTGATGAATATATTAGAACTAATGGTAAATTTTCCAATAAAATTGACATATCTATTATAGACGGTGTAATTAAAATTTCTGATTCTGGTCGTGGGTGTCCTACTGCCCTAGCTGAAGGAACGGATATAAGTCAATTAGAATTAGCATTTACACATGCTAAAGCCGGTAGTAATTTTAATGATGAGGATCGTGAAACTATTGGCACGAACGGTTTAGGTGCATTCCTGGTAAATGTTTTTTCACAATGGTTTAAAGTTACTTCTCATACTGCTACTCAACTTGGTGTACTTTCTTGTGAAAATAATCTTTCTAAACATACATGTAAAGTAACTAATCATCCAGCAGTTAGAACTGGCACAACGGTTGAATTTCTTCCTGATTATAAACGTTTTGGTATAGAAACCATTGATGAACTTCATATAAATCTTGTTCATCAGAGATTGATTCATCTTGCAGTATCTTTTCCTGATATTCAATTTACATTTAATGATAAACCATTAAAATTTCAAAAGACTGAAAAATATCTAGATGCTTTCGCTGATACCTATTGTTATTTTGAGGATCCTAATGATAAGTTTGTTATTGCAGTAACACCAAACGCTACAGATGACTTTAAACAATGTAGTTTTGTTAATGGTCTAGGTATGGTTGCAGGTAATCATATTGATGTAATTAACAATGAAATTATTTCTAGGCTCCGGGAACATAAAGTATTTAAGAAGTATTCTATTACTCCTGGGGATATTCGTAATAAGATTCAATTAGTTGTAGTAATGCGTAAGTTTCCTGCAATGGAATTTGATTCACAGAGTAAAGAACGTTTAACTAATGCACACAGTATTATTAAACAGTATTTCAATACAATTGATTGGGATGATCTTGTAAAGAACATCGCAAAGAGCGAAGCTATTGTTGATCCTATTTTAATGAGTTATCGGTTAAAAGAAGAATTAAAAAACCGTTTAGCTTTGAAGAATATGGAGAAGACCGATAATAAAGAAGTACGTTGTGAAAAGTACTATCCTAGTATTGGTGAGAAAAAGTACATAATGATATGTGAAGGTGATTGTTTACAAAAAGATGAATTAATTTTCAATGTTAACGAGAATACTAATGTTGCAATTAAAGATATAAATATTGGTGATTTGGTTTTAACACATAATCAAAATGTAAAGTCAATAGTTAGTAAAACCGTTGCTATTAAAGATTGTGTTAAAATAATCACAAAATCTGGAAAAATAATAAAATGCTCAAAAAATCATAGATTTTATGTATATGATACAATAACAAAAACTTTTAAATTTAAGAGAATATGTAATATTGATATTAAAACCGATAAGTTAATATCTAATTCTTTGACTGACAATTTTTATTTTGATCCTATTACTATAGATAAAATTATCCATGAAAAATATAATTTATATATTCATGGTAAACAATTTGAAACATATTGTACAAATAGTCATAAATTTGTGGTGTTTGAACAATCTTCTAGTTCCTTTAAATTAAAGGAAGCACAAAATATTAATACTTCAGATGATTTAATGATTTTATTAAAAAATAATGATTAAAATATAAATTCTCCTTCGGTAAGTAATAAATAATATTATTATAACTGAAGGAGAAAAAAATGAATAATAAAAATCCATTAAAATGGTATGTTGTTAAATGTTGTGATGATGTAATAGTATATAGAAAAAATAAAAATGATGATTCTTTAAAAACAAGCAAAAATATAAAAAATGTATTAACAAGACACCTTAAAAAACATAATCTTACTATATTGGAATATTACGATAAGTATTACAATAAATTAGAAAAATGCAATTTCTGTGGGAATAATTATGCTAGATATTCATTTTCACTAAATATAGATGATAAACGAAATTTATGCTTTAATGATATGGAATTATATGCCGGATATATGTGTGAAAATAAAGAATGTAGTAGAAAAAGAAATTTATTAAATCCAAATTCAGATATAAAAATAAGTAAACAATTTGGATTAACATTAGACGAAGCAAAAAAATATAGAATAGAACATAATAAAAGTCCATTTTATTTCCATCCTGGAATTGATAGTAAGGATGAATACAATAAAAGACAAAGTCGTTCATTAGAATGGTATATAAAAAAATATGGTGATATTGAAGGAAGAAAAAGAAGTAAAATACATTTTGATAAAATTTCCCACGCTAATAAAAAAACGACACTAACTAAAAAATATGGTGAAGAACGAGCAAATAAAATAGCAAATGATAAAAAACAAACTCTTGAAAATTTTATAAAAAGATATGGGGAAATTGAAGGTAAAGAACGTTATACTAAGTGGATTACAACATGCACTATATCTGGAAAATACATAGAAGGTAGATATACATTATCATCTAGATGCTCATATGATTTTTTTGTGAAATTATCTGATATGTTAATAAAAAATAATTTAGTAAAGGACACTGATATTATTTATGCTAATGGTGTAAATTGTGAATATCAAATACAGTATTTTAATAATGAAAATAAATTACGATGGTATTTTTTGGATTATGTAATATTATCAAAGAAAATTAATATAGAATTTAATGGTTCACAATATCATGCAAACCCTATATTATCAGAAGAAGAAAAAAATAAATGGCAGTCATTATTTCTTAATAAAACATTTAATGAAATAACAGATAAAGATGATAAACGTGACGAAATAATAAAGCAACATGGATTTACTATATTAAAAGTGTGGGATACTGATATAAATAGCGTAGAAAAATTTGATGCAACATTAAATAAAATATTTAATAATATAAAGGATTTATTAATAAAAAATGAAAACATTATCTAATTTACAAGAATTAACATTTGAATTTGAAGAAATTATCCAAATTGAAGATATCGGTTATCAAGAGTGTATAGATATAGAAGTTGACGATGATCATTCATTTTGTTTATCTAACGGGATTATTAGTCATAACTCGGCTTCATCATCACTAATTTCTGCTTTAGGTAGAAATTGTATAGGATATTTTGCATCAAGAGGCGTACCATTAAATGCGTATGTTGCAAATATTACAAGATTTACCGCAAATAAAGAATTAACTAATCTTGTTAAAATACTAGGAATGTCTTTAAAGAAGGATGCCAATCAATATTTAACATATAAGAATATTGTTCTAGCAAATGATGCTGATTGCCTTTATGAAAATACAGAAATTGTTACAGATAATGGACCAAAGAGAATAAAAGATATAAATTATGGCGATAAAATACTAACATATAACGGTGAATATAAACCTGTAGTAAATATAGTTTCAAAGAATACTAAAGAATATGTTAAACTTTCTGTAAATGGCGAAAATATTTATATGACACTGTTGCATCAAATACCGGTATTTCGAGCAAATAAATTAATAAATGTATTTGCTAAAGATATTTTAGTTACTGACAAAATTCTTATAAAGAAGTAATCAAATAATTGATAAAGAGAGATTATTTTGTTTACAAAAGTATAACAATAATTGTAATATTATAGTTGTGTGGGAGAAATCTGATATTATGAAAACTCCACACATGTTAGATAATGCAATAGAATTCTATAAAATTAATAAAAATAAAGGTATAATACAATGGATTTAGAAAATATAGATCTGTCACAATATCATTTAACAGTAATTTCGGATGTTACAAAAATTATATCTGAAAATAATGAAACATTTTATGATATTGAAGTAGAAGATAATCATTCATTCTTTATTAAATTGGATAATGGTGAATATGTATTATCCCATAATTGTGATGGTGCGCATATTGCAGGATTATATCTTGGATTCTTTCAACGGTATGCGCCAGTCCTCTTTAAAGAGAAGAGAATTAAAAGACTTAAAACACCTATTATAACATTCAATAATAGTAAACATGAAGTAGTAAAATTTTTCTTTACTCTTTCAGAATATAATGAATATCTTAAGACTAATAATGTGCCAAAAGGATGTAATACAAAATATTATAAAGGACTTGGCAGTTGGACCAAAGAAAAACTACAAAAATTAATTAAAGAACATGGCCTAGAATATTTTATTGAGGATGTAGAACCTGATGAAACATCTGATAAATTATTAGACGATTGGATCGGTGATACTTTTGAAAATTGTGAAAGTAGAAAAGTTGCACTACGTGAATTCCAAGTAAATATTGAAATGGCTTAATCTTATGAAAATAACTAATTTTTTAAATAATGACTATCGTAACTATGCCGCATATGATAATACACGTAAAATAGGCTCTCTGGTGGATGGCCTAAAAATTTCAGCAAGAAAAGTAATGAATACTGTTCTCAAGGATAATATCAATAAGGATATTAAGGTAGAGAACCTAATGTCTCGTGTTGCAGAGCAGAACGAATATCTTCATGGTGCTAATTCTCTTGGTGGTGTTATTGTAAATATGGCCCGTAGATATGTTGGTTCCAATAATAATATTCCTTTACTACATAATGAAGGAAACTTTGGTACACGCTTTATTAATGAGAATAGTGCTACACGATATATCTATACTAGGAAAGAACCCATTCTTGATTATCTATTCATTAAAGATGATTTTCCTGTTTTAATTGAACAAAACTTTGAAGGAACAAAGATTGAACCTCGTTATTTTATGCCTATTATTCCATTGCTTCTTGTAAATGGAAGTGATGGTATTTCTGTAGGATTTGCACAAACAATTCTTCCAAGAAACCCTAAAGATGTAATTAATTATCTAGTTGACTATCTAGATAACAAGCAACCAGATATTAATAAGCTATTACCTTATTATAAAGGATTCACTGGTGGTATATCTAGAGATCCCGAGTGTAGCACCAGATTCTTTATTAAAGGTACGATGAAAAGAGAGAACACTACAAGTATTCTTGTTACAGAACTTCCAGTAAAATATCAGCTTGAACAATACCTTGATATATTAGATGATCTGGAAGAAAGAAAGATTATAAAAGGATTTAAGGATGAATCTACGGACGATGTATATAAATTTAGAATACGTGTGTCAAGAGAATTTAGTGAGATGTCAGATGATGAAATCATGTTAAAGCTTAAGCTTGTCCAAACAGAATCTGAGAATTATACTTGTCTAGATGAAAATAACAAGATATTTGAAGCAAAAGATATAGATAGTCTTATGCAAAGATATATAGAAATTCGTTTAAAGACATATACACTTCGCAAGAACTATATGTTAAAAACAATATCAGAGGAACTCAAGATTCTAATTTCTAAATATACCTTTATTAAAAATGTTATTGAGGATGTTATCAAGATTAATAATGTTCCTATTAATGATATTTATGCCAAGTTGGAAAATATAAAGAATATTATTAAGCAGGATGATAGCTATGAATATTTGATGAATATTAAAGCTTCAAATTTTACCAAGGAATATTACACAGATCTACGTAATAAGATTATTAAGTTGAAAGCCGAATTTGATGCTCTTAAGAATAAAGATGAAAAAGTAATATGGAAAGAAGAGCTTTTACAGTTGAAGGCTTATTGTAAATAGTATTATTAGATAAATAGATTTATGAAATACATAAATCAAAATGTAGATCTCTCCAGATTATTTCTTACCTCTTTACCTGAATGGTTGGCCGAAGTAGAAATTAGAGGAGATTTTGACTGTTCTAATAACCAGCTTACTTCTCTAGCCGGCGCTCCTGCAGAAGTCCATAGAGGTTTTTACTGTGATAATAATCTGCTTACTTCTTTGGCCGGTGCTCCGGCTAAAGTCCAAGGAAATTTTTCCTGTTCTAATAACCGGCTTACTTCCTTGGCCGGTGCTCCGGCTAAAGTCCATGGATATTTTTCCTGTTCTAATAACCAGCTTACTTCTCTAGCCGGCGCTCCTGCAGAAGTCCATAGAGATTTTTACTGTGAAAATAACCGGCTTACTTCCTTGGCCGGTGCTCCGGCTAAAGTCCATGGATATTTTTCCTGTTCTAATAACCTGCTTACTTCTCTAGCCGGCGCTCCTGCAGAAGTCCATAGAGATTTTTACTGTAATAATAACCTGCTTACTTCTCTAGCCGGCGCTCCTGCAGAAGTCCATAGAGATTTTTCCTGTTCTCATAACCAGCTTACTTCTCTGGCCGGTGCTCCGGCAGAAGTCCATGGAGATTTTTACTGTGAGAATAATCCAGGAAAATTTACCGAAGAAGATGTTAGAAAAGTATGTAAAGTACAAGGTAAAATATATTGTTAATCATTACACCATAATTAACCACATTTAATTCAATTTTAGTCTATATATAATCATTAATAAACAATAAAGATTACTTCTTAATATGTCTAGATTATCCTAGTAGTATACATAACAATAGTGTTTAAGTCATCACAACTTAAACACTATTTTAAAAGAAAAATACTACTTCTTTTCTTCAGTCTTTTTCACTTTTAGCTTACGTTCTTCAAGATTCTTCCAATAGTCAGATTCCTGATATGCTTTAAAATTTGTACCTTTACGCCACTTACTTCCTTTGCCCATAGTATATTCTCCTTTCTTTTATTTAATAAGTTCTCTAAATTCTGCAGTACCTACCATATTCTTAATATGTAAATTTCCATTATAACTCACTGCACTTTTTAGACCATCTTCATATTTGTTAATAGTATCAATCAATGGTCCACGAGGATCAATAAAATAGTCTTTACCTTCTATATGTCTCTTTTCTTTCTTATTATTATAACTGGCATTACCATAATACACACATTGCTCTTTTCCATTTATTTTAATTTTATTACCAGGTGATTCATTATGACCTGCCAAAACTCCACCAGCCATAACCATGTATGCACCGGCACCTATAGCTTTTGCAACATCTCCGGGTTCAGTGATACCGCCATCGGCAATTATAGGACAATCAGAACCTAAATAACACTCATTAATAAATTCTACACTTGCCCTAAAAAAGCCTGTGGCATTTTTTGTAGAACAACCGGAACCTGGTGCAATAAAAATTCTTACCATGTCCGCACCAGCGTTATACAAATCATTTACTGCTTCTAATGTAGCAACGTTTCCTACTATTAGAAATACAGGTGAAAAATGATTTTTAATATATTTTATCATATCTATGCAAGTATCAGAATAAGCATGGGCTATGTCAATGTTAATATAAGTAGGAAATGTACCAGCATTAGCCATATTATCTAATAATTCGTAGTCAGCTTTTTTAACACCTATACTGATAGATGACCAACCGTAGGCTTTATTCATTTTATCTACCCAATTGGCTAGATCTATATCGGCTATACCAAATCGGTGCATAACACAAAACATACCCAACTTAACAAATGTTTCGCATGTATCAAAATTAACTACACTTGGCATATCGGCTGGAATAATAGGATTTCTAAATTTATTATTTCCAAGCATAACCGAAATTTCACAATCTGAACGGGATTTAGCTATACATTTTTTTGGTACCATGTAAACACTACTATAATTATGTTCTTTTGTAATAACCATTTTTACTCCTTAATGTAAATTCTTTGCATTGTGGCTGGTTTGTCCCAAGCTTTTAAAAAAATCATCTATTTTGTCTAAAGATTTAAAATCTGGATCATTACCTTTAAGAATTTTCGGATCGGTATAAATTCCACGTTCTTTACCATTTGCCAAACCATATTTGGCGATTTTTAACCAGAAACCTTCGCCTAATGTTGTTGTTAAATTATCTGAAATAACCATTTTATATCTAGGTAATAACCATTTTGTAAAGAATGAAAAGATAAGACCTGTTGCATCTGTTCTACTATTCCATATACCTCTAGTAAAAAAATATGTTTGGCTATTAATATCTTGTTGAATTATCCGTACAAATCCAAATGTAATTTTGCACTCTTTTTCATTAAAGATTAATGAATATTCTGTTATTTTTAAATTCTTTTCATTTGAAGGTTTTTTATAGATTGATACTTTGTATCCATTAAATGAAAAATATTCCACAAATTCACCCTTTTCACCATTAATATATGCTCGTGTTTCTGGCACATTGTATGCGGGATTTTCAAGTGAAACCTCATCTGGAAAAGTTCTATGTTGTGGAGATTGTGACATTAATGTATCAAATAATACTGTTTCCAAATAAAATCTCCGAAAAGACTTAGTTATTTTTTTACTTATAGGTAATTCATCTCCATCTACTAGAGATTCCTCATCTACTAAATTAGCTAATTCATATGGTATATCAAATTCTAAAATATCATCCATTTTTATACACCGGATTTTGTATTATTGAGATGTTTTTCCATGAGTAGTGAATAACCAGCTATATCCCGCCAACTATCAGTGTGATTTGGTGTTGTACCTAACCTACATAATTTATTAACAATATCAAAAATTGCGCCTTCATATAATTTAGCCATCTGTGCACCATCATTTTGTTCTGAATAAAACTTTAAAAGCAATTCAATAATATCTGCACGAAGTTTAATTCCTGCACCATAATCACCATATTTTTTATTTCTATTAGCTAATGTATCGCTAATAGTTTTTTCTGATTGTGTTGCTTCTTTATTATCCATTTTACTCCCTCTTATAATCGGCAATTGATAGTTTGAGTTTTTCAGAACGAACTATTGAATCATGATAAATAATTTCCATTTCAGAAGATGTATTACCAAGATACTTTATCTCATATTCAGAATATTGTGTGCATTGATCAGCATCGGCTATTTGAACAATAATAGCCTCTACTGATTTGCCTTGTTCGAAATCCCTAATAGCACCTTTCATAAATGCAGGATAACTATCTACTACTTTAGTCTCAGCAATCTTTAATGCTTTAGCAACATCAGGAAACTTTGATTTAGTAGCATGAGAAATATCATCAATTTCAGTTTCAGGTATATCATGGCTTAAAGCCATAACTAATGCCTGTTTTAGATCGAACTCATAATCGATATAAAGCTGCATTACAATAGCAGCAACATGATAAGAGTGGATTGCAACATTCTCACTAGATATCCTAGAAACATTAGCATATCTAATAATATTGTTTAGCTTATAAACTAAATTAAACGGATAAGGCCTATTTGAATTACTCATAATTTATTCCACCAATCCCTTGTATTGATACTTTGTTAGTTGTGTCATGTAGTCATGTAGTTCTTCTTTAGTAATACATACGGCAATACATGATTGTGCTAACATTAAATTAAACTTTTCTCTATTTGTCATAAATGGATTATAGTATACAATGGTTTTATTTCTAGCATAAGCATATCCTGCTTCAAATATTGTTCCCATGTCTTTATCAGTGGTTGATATAATCAATAAATCACAGTCATCAATAGCTTTAATATTTCCTTCAAAAATATGTTTTAGCTTATTAGAAGGATCATCAGGTTTAGCAAGATTTTCTTTACGAGGATTAAAATGTCTGATATTTAAATCTATTAAAACTTGTTCAATATCCTCAACAGCCTTTAACATATTAGGAGAAAACCAACCGCCAGCTAAATAAACATACATGTTTTACTTTACCTTTCGTTGATGCCACTTTTTCCAGGACATAATATTGTTATAAAAATAATCATATTTAGGATTACTTGTAAATTTAGTTATGCCTTGGGATTCTGCCCAAATTGGACATGGTGTTTGTGTAAGCTCTTCATTCTTTAAACGAGATTGATTAACATACTCAACATAACATCCAAATTTTTCAACATTGCATTTGCATGGAGGAATAGCATTTTTAGGAAGTATACCGGCAAACTGTTTAGTGTCATTTATGCAACAACTTCTTTGATTAAACATTTTTTGAACATAAGGTTTAAATCCAGAAAAATTAACAGTAAAGATTGAACCTTGCAACAGTGTGTACATTGAATTACTATTTCGTGTAATATTTTTAATCAGTTCACTAATTACTGTAGGTGTTTCAATAAAAGTATAATCATAAGCAGCTGTTAATTGCCGCGCTTCTACTAAATCAATATTAAAATTCTTGAATATTGTACGATGTCTAAGTATTTGGCCAATAACACTATATGTAACTGGTGCAGAAACAACATCTAATCCTGTTATCTTTGAAAGATCCTTTGACATATATTGAAAATCTTTATCAATGTCATATAGATAAGATTCTTTAACATTATCAATAGTTTCTTGAGTAATGCCATAATTGGTATTTAAAATAGAAAATAATTGATCCGCAATTATTCTTGCTTCTTCTTTTAAATCACCTTGAACTGAATCAAGTACTAGAATAAGTTTAACACATGTCATAATATCAATAGAAATGGCAAAATTAGTAATTGAACCAAGTGGCACAAGCATTCTAATATTATCTTGAACATTACCTGCTTTATATAAAATTTCCATTTCACTAATCATACTTTTATGATATTCACTGTATATAGAATCTACAGGACGGTAAATAGAAAATGCACTATCGGTCTTATTTAATACCTGTGTGCTCCGTCCCCATGCTGAAACGAATGGTGAATTGACAATAATATCACGAAGCAATAATGATGTTTCAAAATTGAGCGACAAATGAATAAAATTATTAATTCCTACTTTAGTCTTTAAAAGTTGGGCAATTTCAGTAAATTTAGCATTGGCTACGATTTTTTTCCACTCATCTTTATCAGATAACGATACCGCTGTTACTTTAGCATTTATTGACATATTTTCCCTTTTTAAATTAACACATCTCTATGTTCATTTCAATAATTTCGCCAGTTTCAATCTTTTCATTTTCCTTTAAATATTTAGTGTACGGCGATTTGCCTTCATTTTCTTCATTGTTTATTTCAAACCATATCTGCGCGTCTTGTTCCCCTTATCCATCATACCAAGAAACAAATTCTTCTGCTTCTTTCTTTGTTGGAAATCCTTTTATTAAAACTGAATACATTTTATTCTCCTTAATAATATATAATAATACATTTCGACGTATTTGTAAACAACTATTTTTACTCAAATTTAATGTTGAGAATTGAATCACCACCAACGCTATCTGTATCACCTGAAATAGTAATAACAGCATCTTCAGGACAATTATATTTGTCAATAAATTTTTGTCTAATATATGCTGCGCCAGATTTATTAGTAAATTGACCGTTTAGTGTAATACTCTGTGCAAGGTCAATATCAAATATTGGTGAAAAGTTACATCCTAAAACACCGTAACCAGAATTAATCAAAATCTTCAAAGCAATTTGTGTACAATGATATAAAGCTTTGGACGTTTCGGCAGTTTTCTTCTCAGTCTTCAATAATTTCTTTTCAGCCGGATCTTTACAATTCTTAATCTTTTCTGTTAATTCACCTATTTTATTACGCTCATTTTTACTCTTCTTTTGATATACCTTACGAGCATCATAGAAATATTTACACCACTCAGCAAATACACCAGACTTAATTTCATGTTTTAAGAACAAAGTATTATTTTTGCTTAGAATACACTTTTGATCAAGTAGTTTATCTAATTGTTCTTTTGTTACTGTTTTATCTGAAGTCTTTGTCTTTATCAAATATGTTCCATCATTATTGTTATATAACTGACCTACTTTTGTTTCAGGCGAAAGATTTAACGTAATGGCGGTATTTGGATAAAGTGATGCGAAGTCAATACACGAAATATTACGATAAAATCCTGTTATAGTAGGAAATACATATCCACCCTCAAATTTAGTATTCTCGTTCTCATCACCTGAGTAAGATTTAAATATTTTATTATGTTTAAGCATTGAATAAACTGACAATGCGCCCACAATATAGTTAATAGAACCGTAGATCTGTTCGTATTGACAAAGCCCTAAAGAAGTGATTTTACGTGCAAGAGGAATAAGGCTAAGTTTTTCTTCTAATTTTACTGTAAGTTCTACATCTCTAATATTATATTCAAAGAACTTCTGAAAATCTCTTTTATAGAAATCCCTAATAGATCCTTCATAAACCATCTTATCTTCATTTAATTCATGTAAGCAAACATTACTAAGGCTATAACCTCCATCAAGTGCACCTTCAATATAGAATTTATCTTGATACAGTCTTTTTAAATCTAAATGGGATATTCCTTCTAATATAACATAAGTATTGTTAAAAAAGCTTTGCTGTTGCTTAATAAAATACTTACCGGACGGCGACATAAGTTTAGCAGTTTTAGAACCAAGAACATTCTCAAGCCTTCTAACTATATATGTAATGTCAAAATAATAGGTATTCCAACCTGTAATAACATCTGGATAATTATTAGAAAACCAGCCTACAAAATCTTTAAGCATTTCTACTTCATTAGAGAAACAGTTAAGGATAATTTCTCTATCTGCAATAGTATTTTTTATATCTCTTCTAAGAACCCAACTATAATACTTTTTCTTTAAACTGTCATAAATTGTTATAACATTGATAGGATATGCTGCATCCTCAGGTTTTGGAAATTCGGATTCTACTTCAATTTCTACATCCAAATACTGTACGCGTAATGGTAACGTATTGAAATCATCATCTAATGCATACTTACTAAAAGAATTCATTAAAAATTCTGTTTCAGGTCTAAAAGCCTCTATTACATTGATACCTTCTGACGCAGCTTCTAACCATTTTTTACGATCCCAAGTATTTTTGAAAGATTTGATATTTACACTTGTATCAAATATGGTTTTATTTGGTGTGCTTTCTTTTACTTCATATTTAGCCGTCGGAGAAAATGGAAATACGAATGTATCTCTATTCCCTTTCTTGTCCCATCCAAATAACACTATTTCACCTTCTCCGCCTGCACCATTACGATAGTATACATTTCTATAACCTTTAGCAATGTTTTTGATATCTGTATCTACCATAATTAAAACCTGATTATAATCACTTTATTCAAATATTTTATATCGTCTTCTACAAAATCACGAACACCTTTAATATGTGCTAAAGATTTAATATTCATTAGTTTTATATCGTGATATGTACCTCGGCTTTTACCATCCCAAAATGCTATTAACAAATCAGATTTGTCTATTATTTCTTGATTACGAATAAATCCTGCAGCTTTGCCGTGTTTATCCCAATCTGGAAGAAATTCTATTATTTTAATCTTGTGTTCTTTGGCATATCTCTTAGCAAAAAAATCTGCACCTTTTGCACCACCTGAAACAAACACTATTTGATTATGCCTATCTGATAATCTTAAAAGTGTTTTATCAATGGCTCTTTCAAATAATGCATAATCATTAAAAGTACGAAAACCAACTATACCTAAATAAAAAATGTCAATATTTGTCATATATTAAATATACAAAAACAGACATTTTATTTAATAAAATAAAGCTATTTAATTACCAATTTTTATCTTCTGACATAGCCTTCATGGTATCAAGTGCATCTTTCTTATCATCAGTATAATATGTAGCATCCTCATTATACTTACCATCAATATAGACTTTAACTACCCATTCATCGGTCTCAACCTTATGAACAGTGCTTAACTTAATTTTTCTACCGCTTTGTCCAACAAACTCCATTTACATTGCATCTTTCTCAGCTTCACATACTTTACCATATGCTTCTAAAATTAGTCTTGTTTCTTTGTTCATTGCAGATGTTCCTTTAGTTTTCTAATATTGTTATTATTTATTTCATCTTTATTATCAATTAATTTAGTAATAAATGTAATTTTCCGCAAATATCCAAATTTATCTATGAATTTAAATACTGCATCTATTCTTGCCCAAGTTTTATCAATTCTACCTTTTTCCGCTTCTTCTTCAGATGTAGGTGCACTAAATGAACGCCTATAAATCTTTAATTCTTTTTTAATGTTTAACAATTTTTTTATTTCTTTAAATATATCAGCCTTAATATCAATTAATTTAGGATCATTTTTGTCATTTAAATAAATTACATCATAAGCTTCAACAGCATATTTAATTTTTGTCAAAACCATTTCTATCTTTTTAATATAAGCGCCTATTATAGGAAATGCATCAGCATATTCAACATACGGATCAAAATCAAGTGCAACCTCATTTGGACCAACTATCCATTCATCAGTTTCAATATCATAAACACCGGCAGACATTAAATCTTGATATTCATTGATCTGAAAATAAAATGTTACAGGATGTGTACCAATAAACAACTTATATAGTTCTTTATCATGTTCCTTCATATAAGCAATTAAATCATCATTTAATTCTTCAATAGTTTTATTTGTAGGAATAGCCTTAATAAGAAAATGGATATCTATATCACTTGCATCTGTATATTGATTACTACAAATAGATCCTACAATTCGAGTTTTCCCTATAAGTTTATTGAATTCTTTGTGTCTTTTAATTAATTTAATAGCATTTAATATAATATCCCTGGCTTCACTTTTAAGTGTATATTTACCATCAATTTTGTCCCATACTTCTGGTGAAAGAGTTTCCTGTGGAAAATCTATTCTAGAGTCTGCTATAGCCGATTCATAAATTTCTTTAAATGTGCGTTTCATCTTTATCCTGTAATTCTTTAATAAAGTTCTTTGTTTCTTCATTAGAATGTTTCATATCATTGTCCGATACAGCAATTATTTCAGCTTCATTGGCTAAAAGATATTTAATCATTGCTATATCATTAAATCTAACCGCCGTGCGTAATGCTTCATTTAAATTATGAATATTTAATCCATGTTCTACAAAATATCTTATTAATGCACCATCACTAGCTTCCATAGCCATAATTACAGGCAACTCATTTTGTTCAGAATTTATATTTGCACCATGTTCTACAAGATATTTTACAATTTTGTGCATATCTTTACTGCCATTCATGGCAGCAGTTAATGGTGTCAACTGATCGGCATTAAGTGGATCCGTATTAGTTTTAGCGCCATTTTCTACTAAATATTTTACTATTTCAAAATGGCCGGCTTCACATGCAGTTATTAGTGCAGAATTTTTAGCAAAATCAGACATTTTGTTATTTTCTATAATATATTTTACTAACGGCAAAAGACCTTTTTCTGTAACTTTAATTAATTTTTTAAAATCATCAGTAGCTTCTATATTATACCATTTTATCTTATTTGATACTTTATCTAATAATTCTATAATATGTATTGGCGTGTCAGTTGTATGAGTTTTATTAAATCTATTATCAGATAGATCCCAATATGCTATTTTTTTATCAATATCTATAGCTATAGCAATTTTATCCCACTTATGTTCATCAGATAAATCTGGATGTCTAATTCTAGAAATTAAGAAATAAAAACGTTTATCTTGATCTATATAATAATCATGCCAATGTTCTTCAGAATTACTAGAAATACACCATTTGGTTGGAGAATTTTTATATTCTCTTCCTAGATATTTTGAAGCATTATATGAATCTACTTGCCATAATTCATAATCATCGATTACTTCTAGCAGTTTTCCTTTACTATGGTCAAAAGAGGTAAGATTTTTTGAATCTATTTTCTTATCTTTTTCGGACTTAAATGTATCTACATAATTAGCAAATTGTGGAAAACCAACTTTAAGCCAATAATTAATGTCTTTTTTCTGTGGATCTGTTTCTTTATTACGAATCTCATTCCAGAATTTGTTTACATATTTCTGGGTATTATCCTGATTTTCTGCAGACATTTTACTAAATTTGATTATGGCATCATCTTTAATAGATTCAAGAACAATTTCATATATTTGCTTAAAAGAATTCATATGAATTATTTATCAAATATATGTCTATTTTATAGGAATCGGCACTAATCTGTTCTTTTCATCAGAATAAAACCATTGGTCTGTTTGTGGATGCCTTAATATGCCTAATGTTTTAATTCCTACGGTTAATTCTGTCGAATTTTTATATAAATGAACATAATCATCAGAATCCTTATATGCCCAGTGTTCATTATCAT